CTCTGCTGGCCGGTCTGGTGAGGCCGGAAAGCTTTGAAGTGCTGATTTTGCATATTACTAATTATCGATTATTGTCTATAAATAATTTACTGATGGTGGTTTCATGCTGATGCGAATTCCCGCGCTCTCTGGCGTCATGCGCTCCAGCGGAGCCGAGTATCTCGGCATATCCCGGTCCGGCGAGATCGCAATCATGAAGGCCGGGGATTGGGAAGAGTCCAAGCACCCCCGGGCCGAGAACGGCCAGTTCGGGTCAGGCAGCGGCAAAGGCAAAGAGTCAGCCGGAGCCAAGCACAAGCGCAACCAGCAGGCCAGGAGAGCCGAGAGTGTCGGGCAGAGTACCCTGGGCGGCAAGGCGATACAGTCACTCTTATCTGGCGGGAGCGCGTTAGATAAGATAGGGTGGCTGAATACGAGCAAGCCGAAAGAGCAGGAAAAGCCGAAGGAGCCGGAGAAGAAGCCGGAAGCGGAAAAGCCGAAAGAACCAGAACCCGCCAAGGCAGAGCCCGGAAATGGATCGCCCGCGTCGTTCAAGGACATGTTTGGCGAGTCAAAAGACCATGTAAAAGTGGAAGGTAGTATCGATTATAATAAGCCATACGTGCTGCGGATCAGCGGGAAAACGTATGACCACAGCAAAAACCTGAAGTCTCTTGGTTTCAAGTGGGGCTCGACAAGTAAAACGTGGTACAAAGGCATCGAGCCCAAAGAAGGAAAAGATGCGAAGGCTGAGCTACTGGAACACATCAAGGGAGTTAGCAGCGGGTCCGGTGCACCTACACAACTGAAGGCCACCATGACACAGGGTAAATTAGTTCCAAAAGGGCAGGGCACACCGGCGGCAGCACCCGGCGTGAAGACGCCAGCAAAGCCAGCTACGGCACCAAAGCCATTCCCGAGCAACCCCAACGACGGCAAACCAGGCACAGTTCCGGCACATGAACTGGGATCGCTGTTGTCTGATATAGTTGAAATGGAAGATGAAATCGTTCGACATGAAGCAAGGCGCGACTGGGAACCTGAAGTTAAACTATCCGCTCCAATTCCAGAACTTAAACGCAAGATCGAAGAGGCGCGTGCAAAATACAAGGAAAGCGCGGATCGGCTGACTCCGGCTGCTCGATACGAGGTCTTATCTGAGCACAATTACAATAAGATCAAGCGTGGCCGAAGATCCGGGCCATCAAAGGAGCTGAGAGAGCTGGGCGAAAAAGGTGGGCTGTATAAAAAATAGCGTGGTTACTTTTTCTCGGCCACGTCCAATATTCTTGAGAGAGCATCATTCAAGCTCTCTCCTGCCCGCCCAAAAGCGGCTATTCGCTCGCGATTCTCGCGACTAACCTCAATGGTGGTATGGGATTCTTTCATCCGGTCACCTCAAAATCATTAGTCTTGAACTGGTCCGGATCTTCCAGCAACGCAAGTAGGTGGCAGTATCGAGAATCCTCTTGTTCAATGTCATCATTTTCTAACTGAAGGACGGGCAGATTCTCAAGCACTTTCTTGGATACATTCAGAACAAGCTGCCTAAGTTCTTCTTCAGATCCAAGCGCGTTCTTGCCTTGGATCTTTCCGAGATCTCTGAGGCCACGAGAAGCGATCTCAACAATCCTCATCAGGTATGTGTATGTTTCATCGTATGTTGCAGTTGCCATAGATACTATAGTAGCTATAATACTATATATAACCTTCGCTCACAAAATCTGCTTTGAATTATAATGGTGCTAAAATATGCTTGACTATTCGCAAATCCACACCCCTAAATTAGGAGGTTCAAAAATGCCAGATGATGAAGAAATACAAGATGACGATGAAGGGATGGAGAAAGGAGCCTCCGATCTCGATTTCGTCAAGGAACGGTTAGCGGACGAGTCCGGGGGCGTGGAGGCACTGAGCCAGGCCCTTGAGAGCATCCAGGACCCGAAGCTCAAGGAGATCATTGCCGCAATTCACGAGGACGAGGCGAAGCATCAGGCCGCGCTGCAACAGTGGATGCAGGAGAACGGCGGCGGTGAGGGCGAGGAAGAAGCTCCGGCAGAAGAGGAAGCCGACACCACCGAGAAGGATGAGGATGGCGACGTTCCTGCGCCAGACGAGGAAGATCTCGACGAGGACGACGGCGGCAAAGGCGAGCTGATCGATCAGATCCGGGCCATATTGGAAGAGCACGATCCTGAGATGGAAAAGGCCGATGACGAGGAAGAGCTGCCTGATGAAGAGGACACCGAGAAATCGGACGACGGAGACGAGGACGACAAGCCGGACTTCCTGAAAGAGGATGAAGAAGACGAGGAAGAAGAAACCGAGAAGTGCGCCGTCCACAAGTTCATGCCCATCATCAAGCTCGACAACGAGCAGCATAAGGCATGCTGTATAGTGGCTCGGCCCGGCGAATTTGACCTGCAGGGAGATCGCACATCCAAGGCAGAAATTGAGAAGGCAGCACACCGTTTCATGGAGCGCATGCAGAAGACATGCTCCAAGGGCGTGGGATACAATCACGAAATGCCCATCGATGCCTATGTGGTCGAGAATGTGATTGCGCCGCAGGATGTCAAGTTGGGCGGACAGATCGCCAAGGCTGGCACCTGGTATCAGTGGCACAAGATCGAGGACGACAAGATCTGGAAGATGATCAAGTCCGGAGAGATCACGGGCCTGAGTCGGCAGGGGCAAGGTGTCAGGACGCCACTCGGCAAAGGCATCCTCGGCAACGGCAAGATCACCAAATCGGGGCAAGTCCGAAAAGGCGAGAGATTTGAACTCTCGGACGAGGAGATAGATCGCGTCGATTGGGTGCATAAGGGGGCCAATGGGGCCACTATTGCGATTATTAAATTCGTAGATCAAAAATCCAAGGAAGGTATCAAATTGATGAAGACCAAGCCCGCTGGGGCAAGGGCCGGGTCCGGCGTGGGCCAGGTCACAAAGTCCGATATCGCAGCTATGATATCGGAGGAGATCCAGAAGGCCGTGAGGCCTCTGGTCGAGACTGTCCAGAAACAGTCCACCAAGATGAGGAAGCAGGAGCTTGAAGTCATCGCCAAGAGCTACCTGGGCGAGCTGGGCAATCCATCCGAGACTGCCACTATTCTGAAGTCTCTGGAGGACTCTGATATGTCTGCCGGTGCTAAGGAAAGCATCCTCAAGACCCTCAAGCAGGCCAACGCCGCCAAGAAGGAGGCTATGGGTATACTGGGCTCTCAGATGGGCTCTAGCAGGCCCGCTCCTGGCAGTGCTACGGCACAGTTTGAGGCGATCGTAGCCAAGCACGACAACATCATCCAGAAGTCCGGCAACGGCCCAACAGATCCCAAGGTCCGCAATGCCATGGCCGTGGCCGCTGCCACCCGCGAGAACGGCAAGCTCGCCAAGGCCGTCATAGCTGAGGAAAGGCAGGCAGCTTTCAGAATGCAGGCCGGAACGGGGGTGCAGTAGATGTCCGGATCCGAGGTAACCGCACCGTTCAGAGAGGCAATGCCGGGGGATATCTCCTCATACGATGTAGAGGGGGACCTCACGACACTGGAGTATTGCTTCGTAGAGCTGGATACTGTCCGGGCCAGAACTGTAAAAGCCTATGCAGGCGGACTGGCGGCAGGCTTACTCTGCAACCGTCCCATCGAGGACGCGACCAGCACGGCATTCTCCACAGTGGCCCAGGTGCAGTACAAGGGAAAAGGCCTCGTCAAAGCGGGCTCTGGTGGGCTCGCTCCGGGCGATTGGGTCAAAGCTACTACGGGGGGCGTGGGTATTAAGGCCACTCCGACAGCAGGAGATGTCATATATGGCCAGTGCGAGGTCGGAGCCGTCGAAGGTCTGCCCGCTACAATGCGATTTGTGGGGCCGTTCATCTACGCAGTTAGCTAAACTCTTTTGAGGTGATTTTTACGGATAACGATTACAAAGCAGCCTTAGCCATGGCCGCCCAAGAAGTGGTCTGCAAAGGCATGGATTATTCTCAGATCCACGTAGCCCAGCTGGAGTCTCGGTGGTCCCTGGCATACAGGCAAGAGCCATCCAACTTCGTGGCCGATAAGTGGTTCCCGATGACGGGCGTCACGCAGATCGCCGGCCTCTATCCTAAGTGGGCTAAAGAGAACTCCTTCACCAACAAGGCAGGCACCTGGAGGCCCGGCACAGTGCCGCCCCAGGGAGAGCTGAAAGTAGATTCCCCTGGCATCTATGCCTGTCAGAGGTACGCCTTCGAAATGCCCTTGCTGGCCGATCTGCCTTTCGTGGCTGATGAAGGTTACCCAATCGAGCAGGCCACCACCAACATGGTCACGGATGTTCTGCAGCTCAACAAAGAGATGATTATCGCTAACAACTACTTCAAGACGGGGGTCTGGTCAATCGACGTTACCGGCGTCAACTCTGGCGAGACCTGGACCGCAGGGGAGGTCACTACAGGCGAGACATTCAGGCGGTTCAACGACGCGGACTCGGACCCGTTGGGCCTTTTCAAGGACCTCAAGCTGGCCATCAAGCAGAAGGCAGGCGTCAAGCCCAATAAGCTAATCCTGGGTGAGCAGGTCTACGAGGCC